ATGGTGGGCGGCCATACTCGGCCACCCTGATAGGCAACCGGCGGAAAACGGATGCAGGCTCCGCGCAACCAAAAGATGCAATGCTCGCATCTCAAATAGTCGCTTACCGGCCGTTCGCTGGTTTTGTTACCCTGGCTCATGCTCGTTGCCCTCCATCCGCCGGCGCTTGTGGTGCCTATGTTCGCGTTTTTGCAGCTCAGTCTCGACGGCCACTCTCAACAGGTCAGCCCGCTTTTCACCTTCTGCCAACACGGCATCAACTCGGGCCAGCGTTCCTTCTGGAAGCCGCAACGGCGTCTGTTCGTGATTGATTTGTTTGCGGCCCACACCTGCGCGGTTAGTGGATATCACATTTTCCGTCAAAACCTGCATTTTAGTCGATATCATCTATCCCACTTAGAAGATATCATCTATTATAGCAAGCATGGAAAACTGGCGGCAAATCCCCTCTATCCCGACCCATGACGTGTCCGATTTAGGCCGCGTTCGGCGGCGAGAAGCATCTAGGAACTGGGTGGCTGGCAAGATCCTCACGCCATCGCCTGACAGGAAGGGCTACCTTCGGATTGAAATTGCGGGCGTCACCCGGCAACTCCATGCGGTCATCTGCGAGGCGTTCAACGGTCCAGCGCAGCCTGGTCAGCTTTGCAGGCACCTAAATGACGACAGAGCCGACAACCGGCCCGAAAATCTGGCGTGGGGGTCTGCGCTGGATAACGCAGCCGATGCTAGACGCAACGGGCGGCTGCCGCGCCGCACGATCAAAATTGACAAGGAACAGGCTGTCGCGCTGCGGCAAGAAGGATGGAAGCTCCGCGAAATTGCGGAGGTTTTTGGGGTGTCGCATGTAGCAGTGTGCTTGGCACTTAAGAGCACAAAGTCGGCTCAAAAATCCGTTCAACTTGATATGCCCTAATGCCGCTTTTTACGGCAAAAAAGTTGAACGGATGCCAGCAATATCAAGGCGGTCCAGCGCTTTACAAAACCGCTGCACTACCGCTGTGCTAACCCGGCATTTCAATGGCTTAGCAAGTGTTCCGTTCAACTCGTTTTAGTTGAACGCCGCGCATCTGTTCGACTCTGCGCGCGGCTGGCGTCTTGTAGCCGCTTCATCGCCCCGCGTGCAAATCCGGTGTCCGGCACCACGTAGGTGGTCAGGATTTCCCTCGTCTTATGGCCGGTGATGGATCTGATCTGGTCCTCGGAACACCCGGCAGCACCAAGCGCCGTCGCAAGCGTGCGACGGAAGTCTCGAAATTGAAGATCGGACGGCAACCCGGCATGGGCACGGATGCGAGCGAACTCGTGCTGGAAAGCGCTTTCGAGATAGGGACGCTTCGTCTCTTCGCTGACCACGATCTGCAAGCCTGATCGGTCAGCCGCGTCAAGCAGGCGTCGCAACTCGGGGAGAGCGGGTATCCATACCCTTGCACCCGTTTTGCCTTGGCGCAGAGCTACGGCGCTGCCGTCATAGGCCGCCCAGGTGAGCGTGCGCAGGTCCGCCGGCCGCTGGCCTAGGCACCATCCCAGCATCGCCGCAAGGCCCATAGACGGGTGGCCTACCTCGGCTGCTGCGGCTATAAAGCGGTCGCGCTCATGAACGGTCCACACCCGCGCCCGGCGGGCTGGCGTCGGCAGATTGAGCTTGTCGGCTGGCGTTACTTCTATCCATCCCTGATTCCGGCCAAAGGCGAACAGGCGGCGCAAGGCAGCGCCAGCGTTGCGGGCATTGGCTTCGCCGCGCGTGGCGATCTGGTCCTCAATCCACGCCAGAATTGCCCGGCGTTCGATGTGATCCAGCCGCACGTCGCCCGCCCATTTGATGGCAGGGCGGATGTTTCGGGCAAAATCGTCTTGTGTCCGCGGCGCCAGGCCGGTGAAGGTGCGGTGCTTCTGAAAGATCGCATCCAGCGCAGCGAGGCTGCCTTCCACGTGTCCGGTGCGCGGGGTGCCGTCTTGATACCAGGCATCAAGTTCGGCGTTCAGTTTCTCAGCGGCGGCAACGGCGGCAGCGGTGTCGTCGGGCAGGCGGCGGGCGATAAAGCCTGCGGCTTGGAGCGTAGGGGTCGGCAGCCAATACCAGGCCGGGCCGCTCTTACGCGGACGGGCTACCAGATACCGCACGCGCACGCGTCCCATGGAGTCGCCCCATCAGCTTCTTGGTTGCATCCTTGGGCGTCGCCGGTCCATCGGCAAGTCCATGGCGCTGGCGGTGCCACGTCTCCACGGCTTCGGTCGCATAAAGGCCGTCCACTGGCCGGGGGAAGTCGTCAGGCACATGGGCGCGGAACCATGCCTCGGAAGCCCGGAACACGCGCTGGGCAACCTCTGCTGGCGTCATGCTTAGGGGCGTCCAGTCATGCGGCTTAATGTGCCGGCGCTCACCCATGCTCACCCAACCCGCGTGGCCAGCCGGGCAGGGGGCGGTCAGGCATGGAACGGGAGCGCGATCTGGCGGGCGTCGGCAATAATACCAGGAGGGGCGTAGAGCGAGCACTCGGCTAACTCATGTAGCTCGAACGCTGTGCATCGCGCGTTGCCGTCGAACGTTCCTGCGTCGCACACCCATTCCTTTGGATATTCCGGTTCGTCTTCCATGTAGGCGATGGCGTTTGCAGCAATCGGGCAACTGTCGCCCGTGCCTGCTTGGAACGCAGCATCGCGTTTGCATCGGTCGCACCATGCAGCCATGAAATCCATGCCCTCGCATCCATTGCTGGGGCGATAGGGTTCTGTCTGCCTTGCATCCTCAATCACCCCAGCGTCGTCCTCGGTCATGGCTTCACCTGCGGCGGGGTGGGAAGCGGTTGCCACACGTCAATCTCTATGCGCCTACCTTTTTCCCAGCTTCGGAACTCCCCTTCGTCAAACCATGCATGTTGAATTTCGCCATACACATCGTATGCCAAGAACGAGTTGCCATCCCTCGGCGCGCTCTCCATCGTGCGCCACGCTCCCGCATCCGTTTTCACCTGCGGCGGGGTGGATGCGAGGGCGGCGCGGGCTTTTTCAAGTGTGTGTTTGGGAATAATGCACAGATGCGAGCCGTCTTCATTTTCTGGCGAAAGATGCGTTGTTTCGTAAACCATCTCCACCAGCGCCTCCCTCACCCCCGCATCGGGCGTGACGCGGCGGGACCAGGCGGCGGCAGAGGGAGCCGTTGCAAGACACGAATTGCACCGTGGCACGCTTTCCGGCCACGATAGCGACACGTAACCAATGTTCTCCCCACCACAGAACGGGCACGCAGGGAGCGGGGTGGGGGTTTCAGCGGGCATCGGGTTTTGCCTCAAAAACAGGATCGGTTGGCAACCACTGGCATCCCTCACCGCAGGGCTTGCTGTACCACGCGCGGCAAAAGCCACAGAGACGAAGTTGGCTTTGTGTTGTCGCCTTTGTCGCATCAAGCGCGTCCGCGGCAATCTTACGCAGTCGGCCGACGTGCTGCATTACCCACGAAACCTCATCCGCGCCTGAAGAGGCGGGTTGATCGGGAACATGACTTTGCCGAATAGCAAGCAACGCGTTGCGTAGGCCTTCAAATTCCTCTCCCATTACCCATCCCTCCTCTGCATCCGGTTCCACGAAGCGCGGGCGAGGGGTTCGGTGGGGAAAGCGGGAGTGCTGCAACAACTGCAAGAAACGCAGCGCACGCGCAAATCACCTTGGAACGTGACGCCGATTTGCGCGCCACCCCCACACTCGCACCGCAGCAACGGCTCAGGCGGCGCTGGGGGACGGAGGGCGCGGATAGTGCTTAGAATTGCTTCCGCCGTAAGGGCAGACATCTGCCAGCCCGACCGTTCAAGAGTTGTTCCCCGTGCACGACTTTCACAATTTGTGCTTTCGGTCACACACACCCCAGCCGCCGCCTCGATGGCAGCCGCCCAGCCGCGTTCAAAAGCTGCCTGCTCGTTTGGCGTCAGTTCGGTCACGATTCCGCGCTCAACATTTCGGCATATTCGTTGCCGCGCAGGCCGAACGTCGATGCCACACCGTTAAGCGCGGTCAACTTTTGCGGTTCGCCAAAATCGTCATCGACCTTTGCAGGATCGGGAATCGGTCGCAGCCGACTGTCCAGCGGCAACACATATTTCCGAAACGATCCGTCCGGCTCCGGGCTGCGGTTGACGACGCGCAGAAACAGGATCGGCTCTCCGTCCCGCGTCTTGCGGCGCATCAGCGTGCCCCATCGCTCGTCGTGGTCGATGATGTCGGCGCCGCATTCCTCGGCATACCTATCCCATCCAAAACGCTCAATCATTACCCGCTGGATTTCAGTGTTTGACTCAGCGTGGATCGCGTCGAGCGTCAGGCGCTCCGGGTTGGTGAACAGCCAGGATGGTACGCGGACGCCGTGCACGGCGTGGATTGTCCAGCCGTCGCGGAATTCCATGGCGGGGCCGTCATCGTTGTGCAGCCGGCCGCGCTCGTCTCGGCTGATCGATAGCGGGCGATCGCATGCGATGACGGTGTTTGTGTAGGCGTAGGCCCACATGCAGGACTGGCACAGATCCAGGAAAATCTTGAAGCCGTCCGCCGTGTCGCTGCGCAACCGGACGCCGATGGCAACGGCGGCCATGACCCATGCCGCCCATGTCGCGTCGTGCTGTCCGTGCATGGTTGGGTATTGGAACGAGACCTGATCCCCGACCTGAGCCCAGACCTGATCCCTGACCTGATCCCCGACCTGATCCCCGACCTGAGCCCAGACCTGAGCCCAGACCTGATCCCTGACCTGAGCCCAGACCTGATCCCCGACCTGATCCCTGACCTGAGCCCTGACCTGAGCCCCGACCTGATCCCTGACCTGAGCCCAGACCTGAGCCCAGACCTGATCCCTGACCTGAGCCCAGACCTGATCCCCGACCTGATCCCTGACCTGAGCCCTGACCTGAGCCCCGACCTGATCCCTGACCTGAGCCCTGACCTGAGCCCCGACCTTGCCTTCGGCAAGGTGAAAAAATTTCGAAAGAAGCGCGTGCGCGAAGTGCGCGCCAAGCGGGCTACTCACCCAGATGACGCGCGGCGTCGGCAGTTTGATCCTTTCGTAGACGCGCGCAAACGCGGACTCTGCCCGCGTTCTGTCGGCTGGCGCCGTGCTGAGGCCGTGCGCCAGATACTCGTCGCGGATCGTGGGCAGCATCGCTGCCTGTTGCTCCGTCAGTTTTTCGATCTTCGCCACGGCGCTCAATCCGCCACGCGACGGGCAACGCCAGTCTGCACCGTGCGCTGAATGCGGACTTCATAGGTGCCAGGCGCGATGTTCAGCGCATGGTGTTCCTGGTGTTCCAGAGACACCGCGGTGTCTGCCTTGAGGTAGAGCGAGCCGCCAGCGCCGTCGTCGCGGAACATGCAGATGCGCGGGTTGAGCGCGATGCTGTGGTGGTGGCCGGTCGCCTCTCCTCGGGCGAGGATCAGGCGGCCGGCTTCCGCATCCACCGCGCGCGCTGCGGCTGGGATAGTGGCGCAGGGCAGCACAAGCACGTCGCCCTGGCGGATAATGGTTGGCTTGGTCATGTAATCTGCCCTCCGTTATGCCGCCGCCCGAAATGAGCGATGGAATTTGTTGGCCGGACGCCTGCGCGTGCCGTTGCCGAAATCAGCCCGCCATGATCGTGTTGCCGTAGGGCGCATAGCTGCTCATGATGCGGTCCAACTCATCCAGATCACCGTAGGCAGCATCTGCCGGCGTTCCGACCTGGGGGCTCTCCGCGAACCATCCTGCTGCCTTTGCCTTTTCCAGCATGGTGTCTTTCATATCGCAGAACTCGCGCAACGCGGCGGCCAGCTTGGCGATGTATGGTTCGTCGCGCGGCGTGCGGTCGCGCACAAAAGGCATTTCCGGCGAGTAGCTGTAGCGGTCGACGAAATCCAATTCGCAGACCATCATCTGACCTTGGACCTGCGGGCGGTAATCGTCGCCGAAACCGTCGATCAGGTAGCCGACATGCGTTGCCGGTGCCGGAACCTTGATCTCGAGCCCGCCCGCCACGCCGATCAGCATGCGGTCAGGGGATGCGCCAATCTTTCCGTCGTCAGTGGTGATAAAGCCCACCGGGCGCGTCTTGATGCCCTCGGCGAACTCGTAGGCGCGCACGGCGGTCGGTTCAAGCTCGCGTCCGCGGGTGATCCATTCCAGGCCCTCAAGGTCATCCAAGGAGCGATTCAGCAGCGTTTCGGCTACCAGTTTGAACGCGTAGCCGCGCGCCTGCTTGGAAAGCTCGGCCTTGGCCGGTGTGATGATCTTTTTGAATTCAGAAGCTGTCGGAATTCCAATGCGAAGCGCGAACCACGCCGGTTCACCTTGGACCACGTTGTGTTCGATCATGCTGCCCTCGCAAATTCGCCGAAGAGTTCTTTGGCTTTGGCCAGATAGGCCGCGCTTGCTTCCTCGACCGTCGCGAACGTGCCGAGATTATACAGCTTGCCTTCGTGCCGAATGCGCGCGCGAAAGCCCGTGCTGTGTGGAGAGACACCTTTTGGCCACGGCTTGCCTCGGTTGCGGCACCGGTTGGCAAGGTTCTGCGTGCGGGTAGCTACGCGCAGATTTTCCAGCGCGTTGTTCCGGGGATTGCCGTCTTTATGGTCCATGTCGCCGACCGGCCACACGCCATGCACCCAGACCCAAGCCAAGCGGTGAGTGAGGTAGCTGCTGTCGCCAATCCAAATTGAGCCGTAGCCGTTCGCGGTTGGCTCACCTACGGGGATGCGCGTGCCTCGCCGCGTCATCGTGCCGGTTGCAGGATCATAATCAAACAGCTCACGCACGCGCTCGGCGGATGGCAGTTTCACGGCCCGGTCTCCGCGGGCGCGCGGGGTTTGTAGGAGCGGATGGCGTTTCTTGCTGCGGGCAAATCCTTGACCTGGATTTCCTCCAAGGAACGGACGCCCATCGCCACCACAAATTCAACCTCGGGAATCTTCCGACGCTTCAACTCGGCGGCGATGGCGGTCACCGCCTCATCGGTAATGAACTCTTGCGCGCCGCGAACGCCGTCATCGTCCTCGCCCTCCGTGACGATGTTCAGAAGCATGGTGGAGCAATACCGGCGTCCGTAAGAGAACGTGCTGCCATACCCTTGCAGGTTGTTCTTGCCGCCGCTGGTGTCCAACGGAAGGGGGATGGAAGCCGTCCTGCTGGCGCCGCCAGTATGCACAAGCGTGCCAGTCACCAGCAGGCCGCCGCCGTCCGCGCGCGGTGCCGTTTCAAACCCAAGCGCAAAACCTTCTTCATCCAACATCGGCTGGATGTGCCGCATGATGTCTTCCCAGCGGGCGAACTTGAATGCCGGCTTTTTGTTTCCCTGCTTGTCCTCGTAGCAGACAGTCCCATCGCGCTTGATGCGAGGCAACTTGCCAGCAAGGCGGGCAAAAGATCGATTGAACTCCTCCAGCGCCGCGCGCGCTGTGATGCGCTCCTGCATTTCGAGCAGCTTCTCCAGCTTGGCGACATCCACGGACGGATCGCTGGCGGCGCGGGAAATGATGGCAAGAACAGAACCATCGTGCCTCGCATCAACCGTGCTGACGGACTGGTTTTCATGGGTGATCGTATTGACTTCATTCATGTTCTGGCTTCCCTCTGTTTGACGCAGGCACACACGGCTTCGATTGCGGCTGCCTTCGTCGCTTCGCTGCCTGCTTCGGTGTAAACGCCGGGGCGCTCGACCTTGTAGGCAATGCGACCGTCCGCACGATCTGCGATCTCATAATGGACGCCGGTGCTGGTGGTGCCGGAGCGGATCACGATTCTACCGCCGCGCTAGGCTTGCCCATCAGCGTCAGATTGAGCGCCCCAGCCTTCAATTGGGTAAGCAAGTTCTCAACCAAGGCATCTGACTTTGCCCGCGTGCTGGCGACAAAAATCAGATGGACCTCGTTACCGTATTGCTCAATGCGGACTTCTTTTCCCACGTTGGGGTTGCTGAATTGGCGATCCATTACGCGCACACCCCACCCTCAACCGCGCGCAACCACCGCACCCGCCGTTCCGCGGCACTCGGCTCGCCTATCAGGCCCCGCAGCTCATCCGCCGCGTGCTGCATGGCGCTCTGGTAGATGGCCGGCGACACCTCGCGGGAACTGACGGCGGCGAGCTGGTCGGCGATGCGGCGGAGGGTGGCGGGGTGCACGGTGATCATGCCGCCACCTGCTCGGCTGCGTCTTCCTCGGCGCGGTAGGCCTTATCAATCGCCTCCTGCAATTCGCGGATGGCGCGCTCGGCTTCCTCGACCGTCATCCTGTGGATTGAGTTTGTCTCGGTCCCGTTGACGTAAAGGAAGATTGGGTTCGCCTTGTGCATGGCATACGGGGCGAAATTGACCGTGATTCTGCGCATGAGGGTTACTCCGCTGCGTGTTTGTGGTTGATGGATGCCGCTTCCCGCGCAAATGCGTCAGCCAGCCGCTGGTCCCGAATCGCGTAATCTTCGGGGTAGAGTTCGCGATCTTCGGCGGCGACCTGCGCTCGCTCGATCAGATCGGACCAGTCGCGATCCTGCTCATGCTCGGCGGGCGCGTCGTCCTCGTCGGCAAAACGGCAGATGCCCCACGCGCGGTCGAACAGGGTGGGGGAGAAATTGTCAGGATGCGCCATCACGCGGTCCTCGGCGCGGGACCAGGCTGATTAGGAAGCGGCTGCCAGGTGTCTAAATCCACCCGCTTGCCAGTCTCCCAACTACGGAACAGGCCCTCGTCCATCCGCGCGATTTGAAATTCGCCATACGCATCGAATGCAAGAAAAGCGGTGCCGTCAGTCGGCGCAGTGTGCATTGGGCGCCAGCCGCAGTAAGCCGCGCCGCAGTTGCATCCTTCAATTCCTCGCGGACAACGATGCGCCATCTCAGACGCCCCCCGCCAGATGGTTGCCGGTCGCAACGCAGGCGATCAGCACGGCCGCGAGCAGCGCGCAGAAGCCGAAGAAGAGAATGCTGGGTAGGTCGAAGCGGGCCATCTCAGATCGCCCCGCCAATGGCCGCCATCGCCTGCGCGATCTGGTGGCCGTATCCGTTGAAGGCGCCGACGATGAACAGGCCGCAGGACGCCAGGAACGCCGCGAACAGGATGGCGCTGTTGCCGCGGCGGTCGTTGAGGAAGTGCATGGTGTGTTTCCGCGCCGACCGGGGGGTGGCTTGGGGCGGAGTTTAGGCACACGAAACGTATGACGCAAGCGAAAAAGGTGAGGGTAACTAAACTTTTTTCAGTCCTTTGGTATCATCGCCAGCAGACCGGCAACCACCGCGTCAAAACGATCCTCCGGCATGCCGTTCAGTGCTTCGGCGAGCCTGCGATATCTGATCGCGGTTTCCCGGTGATTGGGAGACATCATCAGCTCTTCCGGGCGGCAATCGCAAAATCTAGCAATATCAAGAAACTGCGCTACGGACATCCCCTGGGTTCCTGATAGCCACTTGCTAATTGTGGCTTTTGAAACACCTAGGCTATCTGCCAGCTTGATTTGTGTATAGTCCCGGTAGCGCAACCATTCTGAGACGTGTTGCACCGCCCTGCGGTTGGCGGCGATCTCTTCGGGTGTGAGCTTTTTGTCGGGCATGATGCCAATTATCCGACAAACATGCCGAGCCGACGACGCAGGCAGCCGAAACATTGAGGTTGACGAAACAGTTGCGGCAGCCTAAACACCAGGGCCATGCCCGACCTCACAGACGACCAGAAAGCCGCCCTGAAAACCCGCTTCCGTTCCTGCGGTAAGAGGCAGAGCGAGATCGCGGCGCTTGTGAAGCGCAGCCCTGGCGCTATCAGTCAGTGGGTGAACGGCGAGCGGCCGATACCGGCAGACATTGTTCCGCAGGTTGAGAGTGTTACTGGCATCCCAAGGCACGAGATCAGGCCCGATCTGTGGTCTGCGCCTTCTGAATCGCTGGTGGCAGCATGATCCTCTCAATCGTAAAGCCACGGCTCGAAGTGCTTTTTGATTATGCGCAGCGTCTCTGTTTGCTGCTGAAAGCACCGATCTACCTCCCTCGACACTGCAATAATCTGGTCGCCTGCGTGCAGGCCGGCAGCGGCTACCCCAATGATTATTCGTTGGGATGGATCGGCGACGAAGTGGGCGCCGAAAAAGTAGAGGCACGCCATGAAAATGGCGAAGCCAAGCCACGGCAGCGTGTAGTTTCTCAATTTCTGTCCTCCGGTTCTGGTCTCGTCCACCGAACCGTAGCGCGGGGTCCGGAGGCTGTCATGGCCACCGGACCCAAGCTGTTCGCGTGCTGGGAAGACGCCGCCTCACACGCGCTCGTCGGCATCATTTGCGCCGCCATCACGGCCTGGCTTTGCCTCTCGGGCGTGCTGTGATGGAAGAGGAGCCCTTGGCAGCCGCCCGCGGCATTTTCCATGGTTTGGCGTTCGGCGGCGCGCTGTGGGCCATGCTCTTCGTCGTGGTGTGGGCGTGTCTGTAGATCGCCCCTACTCTTTCGAGCCCGCGCCCTCCCGGCGCGGCGAGATCATGGCAGCGGTCCAGTGGATCGTTGGCATGGCGCTGCTGTACGGCGCGCTGATCGCGTTTTTTCGCTTCGGTTTTTCCTAATGACGGCGCGCGTGTCCCTGGCAGGATCGCATCGTCTCTGGTTTCGGCTGGCACGTTCCTGGCTGTCCTCCATTGCATGGCCCCGTCATGCATCAGGAAGTCGGACATGGCTTGCAAAACAATCTGCAACGGACCTGCGCCCGTGATTAGCGCAGCAACATACGTGGATCGCGTGGTGGCGATCGAGCGCCAGCGCGGCACAAAGGTGACTGCGGCGCTTGAGATCGCGGCCGATGCATTGGGGCTGCCCGCGCGCAAGGTTTACTCGCACCACTACCAGCAACCGGTGACGCTGCCGGCCGCGTGCCGCGCTGTCCGCGCGCGGTTTACGGCGTGGTTGGCGGCGGACATCGCTCGAACTGAACAGCTAATTGCCCAGCGGCGCGCACTGCTGGCGGAAATGAGGGACGCCGATGCTGATGCGTTGGGCGAAATTGCGGGCGATGTCCGCGTGGACTCGCTGGCTGGTGTGGCGACGGAGGAGAAGGGCTGATGGACGGTCGCGCGCAAAGCAACCGATGCCCTGAGAATATCGCGCGGCGCCGCGCTGCTCGTCTGAAGGTTGGCGACATGCATTCCGCCGAAACCATTGAACGTGCGCGCGCGCTTTGGAGGCAGGGCTACAGCGCGGCAGAGATTGGGCGGCGCATGAACGTTTCCAAGAACGTCATCATCGGCATCGCGCACCGGAACAGCTTTGCGCCGCGCCCGTCGCCGATCAAGCGGTTTGGCTGATGTTCTGCTCCACCTGCAATGCGCCGCTTGCCGCGGCTGAAGCCGTGGCCATCGTGTGCGGAACGGATGGCGGCGTGCAGCGGTTCAACAACCTGTTCGTCACCGACATTGAAACCATGCCGGTTGCGGACCGGGTTTTTTGTTCCTGGGCGTGCTGGCCATGGTCGCAAATCAGCGGGGAGGAGCGTTCGTGTCCGGTTTTCTGAACCACGACGAAGCAGTTGCCCGCATCGTCGCGCAGTGCGATGGCGTCTATGGCGCTCAGCGGGCGCTCGCGAAAAAGGCTGGCGTGAGCGTGGTGATGATTAACCATATCGTGCATGGCCGCCGGTCGCTCTGCCCGCGCGTGGCTCGCGCCGCAGGACTCATCCCCGGATTTCAGATTCAACAGGTCGGTGACCATGCCGACGCTCCCAAGAGCAAACTAGCCGGCGGCTCGAAAGGGTCGTTGGCGCTTTTGCCTGCGGTTGAGCGCGCTGGCTCGCCCAACGGATCCCAGGAGAACGCGCGTGGATTGTGAAGACCGCGAACTGCTGTGGACGATCCTGCGCAAGCAACAAGCGCAGCATGACCAGATCGAGCATGCCATTCGGTTGCTCGGAACCATACGCCAGGAGCTACGAAATATGAGTGACACAAATGCAAGCGCCATCGCCGGCCTGACCGCAGCCGACAACGCGCTCACCGCCGAAGTGGGCCAGGCCGTTTCTGCGGTCCAGGCTGACACCGCGCAGATTGCCAGCCTCACCGCGCAGCTAGCGGCCGGCAACGCACCGACTGCCGAACTGGTGACCGCCATCCAGCAGGCCACCGCGAACGCGCAGAGCAACACGGCCGCACTGGCTGCCGCGCTTCAGCCCCCGGCGCCCGCGCCCGCCGCCACAGTCGCCGGCGCTGCCTGATCCATCAACCGGGCGGCATCTGCAAAGGTGCCGCTTTTTTTGCCTCCGGAGGCCAGCGTGGCGAAGAAGTGTGAGATCACCCAGGAGTTTGCGTGCGCGACGTTGGCTTACGATTCGAACACTGGCCATCTGACATGGCTGACACGCTCTGGCGACGATCATTTATCTCGGCTTTGGAATTCGCGTTACGCTGGGAAGCGTGCCGGTTCAAACCACTGCGCTGGGTATCGGCAAATCTGTATCGGTAATTCTGTTCATCTTGCGCATCGCATTATCTGGCTGATGCAGACAGGAAGCTTTCCCGAGATGAATATAGATCACAGGAACGGTATTAGAACAGACAACCGGTGGTGCAATCTCCGCTTGGCAACTTTCGCTCAGAATAACGCCAACAGTGGACCTCGTAAGAAACGTGCTGATCTGCCGAAAGGGGTCACTCTGTCTCACGGCAGTTATGTTGCCCGCGTCAGTATCAATGGCCGGATGACTTATATCGGCACGTTCAAAACTGTGGAGGACGCCGACGCAGCTTATGTTGCCGAATGTCGCCTTTTGCGCGGCGACTTCGCATATGAAAATCGGATCGCTGTATAAAACAGGAGTTTTTAAAATGGCAAAACGTCTCCAAGACGACGAAAAGGAAGCGGCCAAGCCGAACCTTTCGCCAGACACCTTCCTCGAACATTACCGCTACATCCGCCGCGCCAAGGTGGCGCTGGATGAAGCCAGCAGCGATTACCGCGGCACCCGCAAGCGCGCGAAGGCCGTGGGTATCGACTTGGTCGCGCTGGCGATGATGGAAAGACTGGCCGCCATGGATGCCGATGCCGCCATGCTGCGTATGAAGCAGCTCGGCTATTACGGCACCCTGGCCTCACTGCCGTGCTTTACTCAGACCGATCTATTCGGCACGCACGGTGTACCGGCGCCGACAGAAAAGTCCCTGGCCGAACAGGCAGCATTTGATGCCGAGGAGGACGGACGGTTTGCTGGCGCTGGCGGCGAGCCGCGTGACAACAACATCCACGTGGCCGGCACTGATCTGCACACGCATTGGGACACCGGCTGGCGCGAAGGCAAGACGCTGTTTGACCGTCGCGCCGAGGAAGCGGGCACCGTGGTGAGCAAGCCGCGCGGCCGCCCGCGCAAGTCTGGCAATCCTGAGGATCGGCCGACCGCATGATCCTGGCAATAGATCTGAGCAGCCGGGCTGGCTGGTGCGCTGGCCAGCCTGGGCGTGAGCCTGCCCTTGGGCTTTGGGAGTTGCCGTCCATGGTAAACCCCGGAGCGCAGGGCGCAGCTTTCAGCGATTGCCTGGCCGACGCCATCTGCATGCACAAGCCGTCGCTCATCATGATCGAAGCGGACGTAAACCTGCATCGGCAGAATCCTGGCCCCACGGCATATCAGCAGCTGGGCATGCTCTATTTGGCGGAGCTGATCTGCTACCGCCGCGAGGTCCGCATGCGCATCGCCAGCGCCACCGAAGCGCGCATGACCACGATCGGCCGTGCGCGCTGGGCAAAGGGTGAGGCGAAGAACGTCGTGGCGGCCTGGGTTGCTGACCAAGGCATGCGGATCACGGATCACAATATTTCTGATGCGTATGTTCTCTGGAGGCACGCGTGCCAGGCGATGGAGAAGCGCGCAGCATGACCCGCAGCCTCCGCCTCGTACCCGATCTGACGCCGGCCGAGAAGTTCTGCGCCGTGCGCCGCGACATGCTGGCCGCGTGGAACGATCTGGCAAAGGCGCAGGACATCCCCGCTGACGACATGATTGAGGAAGTCACCAGCACCAAGAACGCGATGCTGCAGCTCCTCGGGCTGGCGATCGCCAATGGCTGACGTCCTCCCATTTCAGACGCCGTTCACGCCGTCCCCGGCGGATGAGTGCCACCAGGTCGAACAAGGCCTGATCGGCTGCCTGCTGATGAATGCCGGCCGCTCGCTTGCCCGGGTGCCGGAGACATTCTCACCGCAGCACTACGCCTATGAACTGCATCGCGCTGTGCACGAGACGGTCATCGATCTGGGCGCCAGCGCGGACCTGCGCACTATCTCGGCGGCGCTGAACCTGCCGGCGGAGGATCGAGCATACCTTGCCGGCGTCCTCACCGGATGCGCCGGGTGGATGGCCACCGCGGACTATGCGCACGCCGTCACCGAATATCACCACCGCCGCGTGATCAAAGCCGTGGTGGATCAAATCCAAACGGATCTTCTGATCGGCTCGCGCGACATGCCGGCCGGCGCCCTCGTCAACAAGGCCATGGCTGGCCTGGACGCGCTGCTGGACGGGACCGGGCACTATGGCCGCGGCGGCACCCTTGACCAGGCCATGGATGCCGCTCTGGCGCAGGCGGAGACCGCCATGCGTGGTGAGACAATGGCCGGGCGCTCCACCGGCATGCCCACCGTGGACGAGGCCCTGGGCGGCCTGGAAAACGGCACCTTCAACATCCTCGGTGCGCGCCCCGCGCAGGGAAAGACTGCGCTGGCCGTGCAATGGGCTGTGCATGTCGCCAAGGCCTGCAAGGTGTCCGGCGATGCCGGTGTGCTGGGCTTTTCTCTGGAAATGCCTCGGGTGGCGCTGGGACGCCGCGTGCTGGCCGAAGCCGCGCGCATCCCGATGGTGGCCATGAAGCGCGGGCGCGTGGAGGGACAGTTCGAACGCCTTGTCCGTGTGCGCAAGGATCTCGGCGGCCTGCCGTTGTTCATTGAAGACGCCGGCGGCCAGAACCTCGTGGCCATCCGCCAAAAAGCCCGCGCGGCGCAGCGCAGGTTCAAGCGCCTCGCGCTTATCTGGGTGGACCACATCAACATCGTGAAGCCGGATGACGCGGACCGGAAGAACGGCAGCACGCAGGCCGTGGGCCGGATCAGCAACGCGCTGCGGGACATGTCCAAGGAGTTCGATTGTCCGGTCCTGTGCCTCGCGCAGCTCAACCGCGGGCTACTGGCGCGCGAGGACAAGCGGCCGAACCTAGGGGATCTGCGCCAGGCCGGCGACATCGAGCAGGACGCGGATACCGTCATGTTCATCCACAGAGAGGAGGCCTACCTGCCGAAATCCGAGCCGGCGCCGAACAAAGAAGGGCGCGAAAAACATCAAGCCGCGATCCGCGAATGGGAGGAGGCAAAGGAGCGCTGCGCTGGTAAGGCTGAGCTAATTTTTGAAAAAGTCCGCGACGGTGCACCGTGCACGGTGCAGCTGACATTCGATGGACCAACATCATCATTTTCAGAGCCTGAGATCGGGAGTGACATCATCCCACTCCAGGGCGAATTTCCATCCCACTTTAGCGAGCCGGCAGGATTTTGGCAGCAATGAGCGACCTTCCGGAGCCGTTTACGCCGATCGAATGCGACCTTCACGATTACCCGTGGATGCCGCTTGATGTGACGAGGCTGCGCGCATCAGAGACTTGGGTTTTGGGCAATGCCGAAGAAAAGTTGGCCGCGCTCTCACTTTGGATGTCAGCGTGGCACCAAATACCCGCCGGCAGTTTGCCAGATAACGATCGCATGTTGGCGCACCTTTCCGACGCTGGGACCGCATGGAAAAAGGTTCGTGCGCACGCAATGCGCGGGTGGGTGAAGTGCAGTGACGGACGCCTTTATCACCCCGTGGTATGCGAGAAGGCATTGGAAAGCTGGAAGATGAAGCAGGCGCAGCGCAGCCGCACCGAAGCCGCGCGACAAGCAAAAGCCGCACGCAAAGCAAACACCACAGACGCTCCTCAAATATCAACACAGACGTTGCTCACAGACACTGTCACAAAGCCTGTCACAATCTCTGTCACAGAAACTGTTACAGGCTCCACAGGACAGGACAGGACAATAAGAAAGAAAGAAAAAGAACAACCACCCGTATCGTTGCCGCGCGAGCCGACCGCCGAACCGCTGGCCGCTGGCAGGCTCGAAGTCGAAGGCGCCGCGCTGTGGCAAAAAGTCACCGGCGACAGTTCCCGCGCATCGGCCATCTTTTTGAAAAACATCGCGGAAGACCTGCCGCCGAACCTGCACAGCCGCGCCATGGACGTGCTCCGCCAGGCCCAAAACGTCCACTTCGACAACCCGAAAAAACAGTTCTACCGCTGGTTTTGCGAGCAAATTTACCCAGAACCGCCGCCCGAGCCATACGACCCAAAGCGAGTTGGACCCGCCCCGAACCCATTCAAATCTTTCGCTGATGGCGAGGAAATCGACCTGAAAACCGGGAAGCGCCAGCCCACGGTCAACGGCTACCAGCTCGACGTCGTCTTCGACCTCGTCTGCGACGCCGGCCGCCTCAACCCCGCAACCTTCCGCGGCGACATGCGACCGCTCGTCCAGTGGCTGAAAGACGATTTCCGCTCCGACCAGATCCTCGCAGCCGTCACCGCCGTCGCAAGCTCACCCAGCTACGCCGGCTGCTCCACCTTGAAATATTTCGACAAAGCCGTCCGAGAACGCCGCGCCTAACCGCCCTCAGCCTCACCGTCCAAAAACGTCGCCCGCTCGCCCTTTCGCAAACAATCCAGCAGCTGAATCAAGCTGTCAGCCGTCTTCGCCGCAATCACCGAAGCCGCCTGCTTCTGACCCATCGCCAGCAACTTGCCCGCTTGGTCCACCTGCATTCCCAGCAGCCGCAAATTCGGACCATCCTCGCCACCACCAGCGTCCAAATCGAAAAGCTGCCGGATTTTATACAACCCGTGCACCGTCAAGCTCGCAACCTGCTCCGGTGGCGTCTGCTGCTCAAACGGAACCGACTGCACCGGCTCATATGCCTCAAGAACTGGCAAGGAAGCCGCCACAGAGGCGAAAGAGCGCTGAGCCTTGGCGACTATCGGAACTGAGCTTTTGGAGGCTGTGGACCCCGTTGCAGGCCGTTTCTGTGCATGGCGCTGAACCATCTTATCGGTCAGCCCAGCCTCTTTCTCTGCCCTCTTACGCTCAAGCCAAGCCTTCCGGCCGGCAACCATCGCAGCTACCGTTGAAGCGATCTTCTCCTCACTGGGTCCTACGCTACATCCGCCGTGATACCGACACCGCGTCTTTCCGACCAAAGCCAGAGCCCGGCAGTAGCCTTCTTTATTCCGCAATTTAGCGCCGCAAAGAAGCCCGCCTGTTCGATCTTCTGTCATACCCTGCCCGCCATAAGCCCTAAGGGTTTCAGAGGCGCGCCCAAGGGGTTAGGGCCTCCAGGTTACTGTGCCAGCAACTGCGCTCGTCTTTGCTCCATAGCACGGCTATCGAAGGCAGGTCACCGATGATCGACGGCCTATCTTACCGATCGACTGTGGCGGGCTTCCGATGGTGGTTAGTGGTGGTGACTGGAGGGGTTTGAATTGTGGCAGATGTAATGACCGGGCGGTCAGTTGGCATAATGGTTCTTCTGCGACAACTCTGGGCGGAGTAGCCCTATCTGCTAACCCATTGGCATGCCTCATCATTGCACAGGCGAGGCAGGCTTGCAAGTTGATTGGCATGCTTCTTGTTGCGAACGGGCGTGGAGGGGGTGGGGCTGCCCGGTGGGGGCCTCGGGGGTGGGGGTGGTCCGAACTTGGGATTTGCCCCGGCCGCGCGCGCGTGCACGAAAATTTCTATAGGCCAAACGGAAACCGCGCCCCATTCTGACTAAATCTGGTTTCGGATAGGGAATGTGCGAGATGGGTCCATGGGAAGAGGTTGAGAGTTCGAATATTTCGAGGGTTCGGCATGATCCGGTGAAGAATGCGCTGGAGGTCGAGTTCAGGACTGGCGCCCGATATCGGTATGACGGTGTGACGGCTGAGGCGCATAGGAAGTTGGTTAATGCGGAGAGTGTGGGCGGGCATTTTGCGGAGCGGGTGAGGGGATTGTATCGGGGGGTAAGGCTGTAGTGGCGCGCCAAGCTGGTTTGGTTGAGGCGGAGATCCGCGAGACGCGGTTGAAGCTGCTGGCGGACATTATGGCGGACCGGGTTCGGGCGCATGAGACGTTGTTTGCGCGGCGTCATCCTTTGCGGACGCCAGCGATGCATGCGGACATTATCCGGGACATGCATGGTCCGCATCCGAGGGTTTTGGTGGAGGCGTTCCGGGGTGGGGCGAAGAGTTCGCTGGCGGAGGAGTGCATGGTGCTTCGGTCCGCGCTGCGGGAATTCAAATACGGGATTGTGCTTGGGAATACGTACTCGAGGGCGGCGCAGCGGCTGTCGGGGATTAAGCGGGAGATCGACAACAACCCGTATATCATGGCGGCTTTTGGGGATTTGCGGGGGGCTGTTTGGAATGAGGGGAAGGTTCTGCTGTCAAATGGGGTGATTATTGAGGCTTTTGGGGCGCGGCAGAGTTTGCGTGGGGCGAAGGAGGAGACGCGGCCGGACTTTGTGCTGATCGATGACCTGGAGGATGACGAGTGGGTTAAGAATCCGGAGGCGGTGAAGGAGACTTCGCGCTGGTTTGCGTCGGAGTTTTTGCCGGCGTTGCAGGATCCTTTGCGGACGCCGATCCGGATGCTGGGGACGCCGCTGGCGGATATGTGCCTGCTGCGTAGCCTGGCGCGGTCGGGGGAATGGCTGCACCGGACGTATCCGATTCGGTATTTCGATGAGGGCGGGCGGGCGGTGGCGACGTGGCCGGAGAAGCATTCCTTGGCGGACGTGGAAAAGATGGAGGCGAACTACACGGCGCAGGGGGAGCACGCGTCGTTCATGCAGGAGTACATGCTGGTGGCGGAGGCGCCGTCGGAAAAGGTGTTTACCGCGGATCAGTTTCGGTATGACGCGCAGCGGCAGCGGACCTGGCAGGCGGTTTATGCGATGGTGGATCCGGCGCGGACGACGGCGAAGACGTCGGCGATGACTGGCTGGGCGGTGTGGAGCTGGGCGGCCGGCGGCGAGTTGGTGATCTGGGAGATGGGCGGGGACTTCCTCCAACCGGACAAGATTGTGGATCTGCTGTTTCGGTTGAGCGAGACGTATTCTCCAGTGGAGGTCGGGTTTGAGCGGGACGGGCTCGAGCAATGGGCGATGCAACCGATTCGCGAGGCGATGGTCAAGCGTGGATCAATCCCGCTGCGGGGTATGAAGGCGCCGCGGGACAAACTGACGTTCATCAGGGGATTGCAGGCGTATTTCCACGCGAAGCTGGTTCTTTTTGCCGGAAGCGAGGCGGCATTTTCGACTGCGACGGCGCAGCTACTGTCGTTCCCCCGCGGGAAGATCGACGCGCCGAACGCGTTGGCCTATGCGAATTTGATGCGGCCAGGGGAGCCGATCTTCGGGGATTTCTCGCCGGCGAGCGTGTTTGAGGGCCAGGAGATGATCCGGTGGCAGCCGACCTGGCTGGCGATGAATGCGGACGGGAGCCGAGTGACGGCGGCGCTGGCGCAGGACATCGGCGGGGTGGTGCGGGTGCTGGCGGACTGGTGTGTGGAGGGGCTGCCTGGGGATGTGGTGGGCGACATCATGCGCGAGGCCGGCAGGCTGACCGGGGGCGCTCTGAAGATCGTGCTGCCGCCGATGCACTTCGACAAATACCGAAACGTGGGGCTGGCCGCGGCGATTCAGCGGGCGAACGGGCGGCCGGTTATCGGGGCGCCGCTGGACCGCGGTCGGATCGAATGCAAGGCAATGCTGCAGCGGCGGATCCGGGGCGAGCCTGCGTTCCAGGTGTCATCGTCGGCGCGGCGTGTTTTGAACGGGATGGTGGGCGGATATTCGAGAAGGGTTCTGCCTGGGAATGTTCTGGCTCCGGAGGCAAGCGAGGGCATATACAAGACGCTGCTGGAGGGCCTTGAGAGTTTTTGCGGGACGGTGGCGTTTGCCGAGGGCGAGGACGACATGGCGCACTTCAAGACGACGAACGACGGGCGGCGGTACAGGTCCGCGCTGAAATAGGGGATGAAGTGGAAGAGTTCCGGACGCGCATCGGCAAGGTGAAGCTGAAAAATGGTCCGGAGATCGTGCGGCTTCCGGAGCAGCATCGCCGGGACGAAAAGGTTGTGCGCGATGTTTTCAACGGCATGATAGCGGCGATGGACAATGCAGACCCCATCGCCGGCTATGCGATCGTGCTTTGGGATCGAGAAGGCCGAAGTATCGCCAATTTCGGCGCGCGCGAGGGCAGCCCGATCCCGACGATCCTGATCCCTGATTTCGTTCGCAACCTTTTGCTGGCCCGGCGGATCGAAACCTGGACCATCGACACAATCAACGAACAGGTGGGATGACGATGGCCGAGATCACCCGGAAGACCGAGCTTTCAAAGCGGAAGTCCATCAAGGACGATCTGCTGAAGGTCTATGAGGGGATCGAGAAGCAGTTCGGCGAGGCGTCAACGCGTATCAACGATGCCCTGGACTACTGGGACTGTTACAACTGCGTGCTAAACGAGAATCAATTTTATAATGGGAATAGCCAAGCTTACGTCCCCATTATCCACGATGCGGTGCAAGCTCGCAAAACTCGTTTTGTAAATCAGGTATTCCCCCAATCCGGCCGCTACGTGGAAGTCACCACCGACAGCGACGAGCTTCCGGACGCGCTCATCGCGCTGATCGACCATTACGTGGAAAAGTCGAAAATGCGGGTCTCGGTGATTCCGGCGTTGTTCACCCAGGGCGACATCGAAGGCCAGTGGAACGTATATGTCGATTGGTGGGAGCATTCCCGGTTTGTCACCACGCGGACGCGGAAGGGGCCCGAGGTAGAGGGTGTGGAGCTCGACGCTTCGGTGGTGTCGGACGACGACATGATGGACGACGTGACCGAGGAGAAGGTCCTGGATTTTGGCCCGGTGGTGGAAATCCTTCCGGACGCGGACGTGATGGTTACGCCGCTGATTGCCGACAGCGTGGATGAGGCGCTGTTCAAGTATGCCGGGTCAGCGACGATCCTGCGGCGGTGGTCCAAGGGCATGATCAAGGCCAAGATCAAAGCCGAGGAGATTAGCCAGGCGCAGGGCGACGAGCTGATTGCGCGGCTGGAGGCCGGCGGAAAGGACACCAACCGCAAGGACATGAAGAAGGAGCATGTGGACGCGGCCGGCGTGAAAAGCGGAGGCAAATATGCGCTGGTCTACGAGACGTGGAAGGTGCTGGAGGTTGACGGCAATCGGCGCCTAACGCGGACCTATTTCGGCGGGGATGACCTGATCCTGTCCTGCCGGCTAAACCCGTTCTGGTGTGACCTTTGCCCGCTGATTTCCGAGCCGGTGGACAAGATCGGCGGCTCGTTCAAGGGCATCAGCAAGATTGATCCCGTCGCCAAGCTGCAATATCTGGCGAACGACTTCCTGAACCAGGGGGCGGACAGCGCCAGCTATTCCCTGCTGCCGATCATCATGACCAACCCGCTGAACAACCCGCGGGTGGGGTCCATGGTGATCGATCTGGCCGCCGTGTGGGAGGTCGATCCGAACAGCACGAAATTCGCCGAGTTCCCACCGCTCTGGAAGGACGCGCTGGGCCTTGTGGCGGCGCTGACGCAGCAGGTGATGCAGACGCTGGGCGTGAACCCGTCGATGGTGGCGCAGCGCAGCGCCGCGAAGAAGCCCAGCCAGGCCGAGGTGGCGTCGGAGCAGCAGGTGGACATCCTGACGACGGCAGACGTGATAGTGCCGTTCGAGTCCGGGATCCTCACGCCGATCATCCGGCGCTTCATGCTCTACGATGCGCAGTTCCGGCAGGATGCGATCTGGGTCAAGGCGTTCGGCCGCGAGGGCATGAAAAGCGGCATGCAGGAGGTTCCGCCGCAGCAGGAGGGGAACCGGATGACCTTCCACTGGTATGGGATTGAGCAGGCCCGGACGGCGCAGCAGATGCAGATGCAGATCGCCGGCATGAACGTGCTGACGAAGGTGCCGCCGCAGATGATGCAGGGCCGGACGCTGGATATGGTTCCTCTGATCGAGCGGTTCGTGGAGGCGACGTACGGGCCTCACCTGGGGCCGAAGATTTTCAAACCGATTTCCGACATGATCGGCATGCCGCCGGACGAGGAGAACTCGCTGCTGCTGAACGCGATCGATCTGCCGGTGTCGGCTGCCGACGATGATCGGGAGCATCTACAGGTCCATCAGCAGGCGATGCAGGGCGCGTCACCGCAGGCGCGGCAGGTGATCCAGGCTCATATGTGGAAGCACCAGCAGCAGATGGCGGCCAAGAACCAAGCGCACGCGGCGCAGATGCAGGGCGGCGGACAGCCAGGGCAGGGCGGCGGCCCTCGTCCGGGTGCGCAGCCTGGACAGGCGACCGGAGGGCAGAACCCGCCCGGCGCCATCCATCGCGATCAGATGCCGACCGCAATGCCGAGGAAGGCTGGTTAGATGATAAATGATTCAGAAATCACAATTACACTTCCGAAAAGTCAATGGCAGAGGATATATAATCTTCTGTTGATTGATTCTTTAAAACTGGAAAGCCAGTTAGCGGATGCTGTGGCCAATCGCGCGCAAGAGCAAACTGTCGCTCCTGCGACGGACATACGACCGGCTTAGGCCGTCATCACCACTCCCGTGCGGACCTTCTCCCACACGGCATCGCTGTATTCCACCGAGCCGCACTCGACGATCACGCAGCCGGCGACGAATGCCTTCATCGCCGCCCAGTCCCTCACCGCGGCCGGCGCTTCCATGTCGAACCCGGTGGCCTCATGCACGGTGGCCTTGTAGGCCTCGGTGTCATTTTCCGGGCCGGAAGGCGCCTGCCGCGCAATGATGTCGCCCCAAGTCCGGCAGCCGTCATGCTCGACGTAATGCTGGAAATTCACGATGGCCGCGCGGATCCCCGCCGCTGGCGATTCAAACACGCAGAACCGGGTCTCGGTGCCGAGGTAGGACACGGGGATCTGCCCGTTCCAATGGTTGGCCGTGTTGTAGTCGATGTTCAGCGGATTGTTGTTCTGGACGCCGCGGGGAATGGTGAGCATTGAAAAGCCCTTTCAGAATATGACGCAAGAGAAGTTAATCGTGTAGGTGCCAACTGCCGTGTTGGCCGCGGTCCATGTCGTGAACAGGCCAGTAGTTTTCAAAGCTATAGGCGTCGCAAGGCCGCTGCCCGCAGCAACCTGGATTCCTGTTCCGTTGCTAGGCGTTCCTGGCAAGCTGCCCGTGCTGCTGACCACCTGGGACGGGATGCAAGAGGCAAATTCTTGGTTTGCAGTAGCGCCGGCTGGCAGGCCTATCGACAGATTTCCAGTCGCTGTTCCAACCGAAACTACGTTGATAGTCGCGCTTTCGGATACCAAGCTGATGCCTCCGCCAAGCATGGCGGTATGGGCGGTTCCTGTGGTGCTTATCGAAGATGTTCCAGGAACTCCAAAGGCCGCAGTTGGCACAAATCCTGTCTTAGGGCTGATGGTTGCGGCAGAACCAAACCTGAGAAGGCCTGCTGTGAGAGATCCACACACAGAGGTGGTGTAAGTGCTTTCGTCGCCCTGACCCGTAATCGTCAAAGGTCCGTTGATGCCGCACCCAACGGTGACCTGGGTGCCTGTGGTCGTGTTCGCCACCATGCTGACGGTCAGGTTTTTGCCGTATTGAATGTTTACCCCGCCGCCTGTGCCGGCGCCGGCCAAACTCAAAAAGTCGGTAAAGGAAGAGTTAGCAACGGCAGAAGCAGTTCCGACAGCCGTCACCAGAAGATTGCTATTCCCCGAAGAAGGGCTGATGCCAGCGCACGAAATACAATCAATGGTGGTGATTGACCCGGTCAGGCTGGACGATCCGATTCGAAAGTTATTCCCTGCCGAGTTTTCCACTTTTGCGTCAAGGAATGTGATTTGGCGCACTGGCGATGTCAGATTAGCGTTTTCAACTACTACACCGTCAGCCGCAGAGCTGAATGACCGAAAGTGCCTGATAAGGTCTTGGTTGCTCGCATCCTGCGTGCCTGTGGATGACACGTAAAGGGTTGGTATAGTTCCCGCGGATCCAGTATTGTAGCAGGTCAATCCATCAATGAGACTTTCCCTGAAAAATGCGTTTGTTTTGTTCAAAACAGTGCCCGCAGAAAGGCACGGCCCTGGCAGGTCGTAAATACTGACGTTGGATACCAGGGCGCCGTCCACTGCATCATAGAACATCAGGCCTTGTTGACCGCTAGACGTGGTGTTGCCGGTGATTGAAAGATCCTGCACTCGGCAGCCCGAGCTGGTGGCCGTGGGCAAAATCGTCGGGGTTGTAAACACCAGAGGCGTTTGCGAGCATCGATAGACCGGGCCCGTGAAGTTGACGCCGAGCGTCAGCCAGGAATGACGAAGGCCGTTGCCGACAAGAGCAGCCGGGACGCTCGCCGCGGGCAGCGTGGTCAGCGGCGTGTTCAGCGTCCAATTGGCGCCGGGCGGAATGTAGACGGGCGTGTAAAGGCCGCCCACAAGATAGTTCGTGTTCATCGTCTGGTAGGCAAGCGAAAGCGCGGGCGAGTAGTCCGCTCCGTCGCCGACAGAATGATATGCGCGGATGTTCAGGCCGCGCGCATCCACAAAGGATTGCGTAAGAGGCAGCGGGTTTGGCGCGCTTGGGAGCGTCACCGTGCTGGTGTCCACCGGGCCGCCCGCCGTCAGTCCAGGCGGCGGGTAGAAGCTTTGTCCGTATCCAGGAAGGACGAAAACCAGAGAAAGCGCTGTTCCAAGCAGCAACCTATTTCGATTGCCCATTATTGCAGCACCAAAACATAGGGTTGCGATGCGAGTGTGTCGGCGACCTGGATTGCATCTGTCAGCACGATGCCCGGCGCATTGCAGCTTATGGCGCCTCCGGGTGCGACCTGGTTGGATGCAGCCGTGCTGCCGGTGGTTCCGAAGTAGACGTAGAGGGTCCCGGTCCCGGTGTTCTGGACGCTACACCCCTTGCGCGATCCGTTTGCCGCTGCCGCCGTGGTGAAAGTGTTCGGCGTGGCCGAAGTCGTTGTCCCTGATGGGGTGGACGTCACCGCCGTAGTGCCGCCGCTGCCGAAAGCGCAGTTGGCCGCCGCCGTGCCCGAACCGGGACAAAGGATCGTCACGGCCTGTGTGGTGCCGTTGGGCGTCTGGTAGGTCGCATACGGAGGCCCAGCACCCTGGGCAGCCGGGATGCCTGACAAGGAATAAATACCCGCAAGGCAGAGGATGCCGGCCCAAAACTGGCGCATTTAGTGGCTCCGAGCGTTTTCGCCCCCAATCCGTATAGGAAAAACATTTGACAATCTAGGTAATCCATCCCCTATGCTGAAAAAGCGCCTAGCCCCCGTAACCGGGCCGTATCGATCCGGGTCACGTATCCCGTGGAGCCAAGATGCCCCCTGAACTCGCCGACGAACTCGATTCGCTTTTGGAGGACGACTCCCATGATGAAGCCGAAATCCAAGAAGAAACCGACCGGAATGATGGCGAAGGGCAAGGAGGCGATGACGGAGAAGGCGCGCAAAATGCCGAAATCGACCAAGGCCAAGCACGCCAAGAAGATGTAGCGCCCTCTCGCTCTAACGAGCGGGTGCGGCGCGCAACAGCGGAAGCGAAAGAGGCCAAGGAACGCGCGGCCGAGCTTGAAAGACAGCTCACGGCCCTCCGGCAGCCTCAGTCGCAAGGCCCAAGTCCTGCCGATCTGGCCAGGATGCAAGCCGAAGAAGCGGCGCGGCTGGAGATGATGCAGCCGCACGAGCAGTTCCAATACCTGCTGAACAAGCAGCAGCAGGCGACGATGCAGCAGATGGCGCACTTCCAGCGCCAGCAAGCTGACCAGGTGGACAGGATGAGCTTCGAAGCTCGGCAGGCGCGGGACCCTCTGGCGAAGAAATTCGCAAGCGATGTGGAGCGCTTAGTGACGGAGCAAGGCGCGCTGGGGTTTCAGGTGAAGCGCGAAACGGCCCTGGCTTATGCCGTGGGCCAGGCAGTTCTCGCCAAGGCCAGCAAGGCCACGGCGAAGCAGAGGCCAGCAGCAGCGGGCCGGGTGGCGGGCAACACGGTTCCGGCAAATCGAGGCGCCGGCGGGGATACGAGGGCGGACCGGACGGCAAGGGGCGGCGACGATCTATCCGCCATCGAGTCGAGACTGAAGGGCGTGGTTTTCTGATGCGGGGGAGCCTCCGTATCACAACGGAGGACTAAAGTATGCCAGGCAACAACACCGCGGGTCAGTTCGCAGCAGACCGGATCAACTACATTGAGAAGAAAGTTCTTCCTCTCGCCCGGCGGCAGCTGTGCGCCTATCAGTTTGCGACACGCGCCGAATTGCCGAAAGGCATGGGCACCACCTACACCGCGACCCGCTACAACCGCCTGACCGTCCCATTTGCGCCTCTGTCCGAAGGCGTCCCGCCAGTTGGCGAGACGATGACGATCAGCCAGGTCTCCGGCATCTGCCAACAGTGGGGCGACAAGGTCACCGTCACCGACGTTGCCGAAATGACGATCTTCCATCCGACATTCCAGCAGGCAATCCGCCTGACCGCGCTCCAGATCGCGGAGTCGGATGAGCGCAACACCTACCTCACGCTTTCCGGCGGTGCGCAGGTCAATTTCGTAAACCAGCGCGGCGCGCGCTCCGCGATCGTGGCCGGCGACGTGCTGGACCCGCACACCGTCAACCGCACCGTGGCCTCCCTAATGACCATTGGAGCGCCGCGCTTCGGCGGCGACGACGAGACGGACGCCCGGGTGGATGTGAAGACCGGCGGCTCAAACGCCTCGGCCAACCCGCGCACCCACGCGCATTATGTCTCCATCATCCATCCGCTGGTTGCCAGCGATTTCCGCGAGAACGGCACGGTCCAAACGGCATGGTCCTATTCCGACATAAACCGCCTTTACAATTTCGAGATCGGCGAGTGGTCCAGCCTGATCTTCTGCATGTCCAACATGGTGCCGTTCTGGAACGGTCTGGCCGCGGTCACCGGCGCGGCTGGCACGACCGGCGGCACGCTCACCGCAGGCACGACGTATTTCACCCAGGTAACCGGCTCCGACGGCCAGAGACAGTATGAAAGCCAGATCTATCAGGTGGACGGCGGCACCGCGCCCGGCGGCGCTAACACCGCGCTCACCCTGACTGTGCCGAACGTCGCGGGCTTCACATACAGCGTCTACATCGGCACCAACGCCAGCGCGCTGGCCAACCTCGCAACCTCGCCGCAGGGCCCGACCTCCGGTCCGTATACCGGCGTTGCCACGCAGATCAATCCAGGCGCCACCGTCACGCTTACCGGCATTGGGCCGCAGCAGGTTCCGCCGGCCGCGCCCGCGACTGGCATCACCGTCTTCGCGACATACGTGTTTGGCCGGGATTATTACTCGATGATCGACCTGGACAACGTCCGGATGACGTATCTGGACACGGCGGACAAATCCGATCCGCTGAACCAGCTGCGGATCGTCGGCTGGAAGAAGTTCTATGGCGTGATGTTCACGAACCAGCAGTTCGGCGCGCGCATCGAATCCGCCTCCAACTTCACGCCGACGTTCGGCTAAGGGGACCCGCCATGAACTACGTGCTTATCGCAAACGTCACCATCGCCGGCCAACCCGACGGCGCCAGCGGAATGACCGTGCCATCCATGCAGTCTCTGCTTGTTGCGCCGGCAAACATCCAGGTGGCAAACTCCGGATCGACGGGCGCCCCAAGTGCGGCCACCATCGCCACTGCGGTGTCCAGCCTCGGCACGCTACTGAACAGCCAGCTGGGCACGCTGAACCTGGCCACGATCCAGGCCTGGTCCACGGGTAACCCGTGAGCACTATCACCGCGGGGACCGCCGCGACAAGCACGCTCATCGGTGTCGTCATGCCGTCGAAACAAAACGGCAGCACGGCGCATTACCTGCCGGCGGACGTGGCGGCGGTCAACAACGCCATCAAGCCGAACGGCGCGTCATCGCCCTATTCCTCGCATGGGTATTTCTCTTTCAACGGCATCCTCCATGTGCCGGGCCGCGGAAATCTTCGCCTTCAGCCGGGAGATTACGTGCTGGTCGATCCGCAGGGATGGCCGATCCTGATCCCCTACACATCCGCGTCCAGCGCGTCCTGGGTGCACACCTGACAAGGGAACTTCATGACCGAGAAAGACGCCGACGCCGCGCAGAATGGCCCGCTTGCGCTCACCGATGAGCAGCTTGCCGAGGTTCGGGCCAAAGCCAAAAAGCAGGTTCAGGATGAGCAAAGGAAGAAGCTCATCGCTGATGCTTTGGAAGCGGCCCTGCGCGAGGAACGCATTGCGGCCGGTGTGGCGCCTACGCCAGCCCTGAAGCCCGACGAGGCGATCACGGAAGTGACGCTCAACCTGCCGGACAATGTCTCGCCGCAAGCCTGCTTGGTAGTGGACGGTCGCGCCTACTGGCACGGCGCGACGTACAAGCTCCCCGACAGCCTCGCTCGCCAGCTTTTCAGCATGCAGGCCGAGTGCTGGAAAAACCAGTCCCGCCAGGAAGGCAAGGTGGTCGACATCTTCCGCGAGAAGCCGCTGGCGGTGAAGACCGTGGGTAGCAGCGTCTCCGTGGCCGGCCCGATGCCGGTGGCGATCTGATGACCGCCGAACACGCAGCACCCGCCGCGCCCGCCCTGGGTATCTCGCTCCAGGTGAGCTGCGGCGAGACGGTGCAGATGGTTCTGCAGACCCATGTCCCGCTGGACGCCACGCCGGAGGAGCATGCCGCCGCAGTGGACCGCGCCTGCCACATTGCTGACCGCGTGAACGCCCGCTACTCCATCGTGGGCCTGCGCAAGCTGATCAAGGAGAAGCGCGCCAGCATCGCCTTCACCGAAGACCAGTTCCGCCGCGCCGAGCTGACGCACGAAGCCGACAAGGCGCGTCGTATCCGCGAGTCGGAACAGGCCGCCACGGACGATGAGGCCGCGTGGAACTCCGGGAACAAGCGGGGCGACTACTCGCCCTCAAACGGCTTCATGCAGCGACTCAAGGCCCTCCGGCATGAGCAGGTAAAGGCCGACGAGGAGCGCGAACGCACGCTGGCGAACGAAGGCGTGACGCGGGACACCATGGCCGCCGCCATCGCGGCATGGGAGCAGGAAATTCAGCAGCTCCAGGCGGTGATCGATGGCCCTCACAGCCGCGCAGATCGTTAGCCTTGCCACAACGGCAGCCAAGGTCCCCGGCTGGATAACGCAGGCGCAGCAGCTCCTGAACGTCATCCTGGCGGACCTGGCCGACACCCAGGACCTCGACCTGTGCCAGGGCATCACGACTTTTCAGATGGTGGCGGACAACGGCTCGGGAAACGGTTCCGGGCCGTATCTGTTGCCGGCGGACTACAAGCGCGCCGAACGGGACGGTGTCCGCTACGTCTACAACGGCGTGCCCTACATCATGAAATCGATCGATCTGGTCGAATATTACATGCAGGTGCAGCAGGCCGGCATTGCGTCGTTCCCGATCTTCTTCGCCACGGACACGTCCCCGCTCGGCCAGGAACCGCCTCTGCCGGCCATCCTTTGGCTGTGGCCGCCGTCCAGCCTGGCGGTGCCGATGTCCGTGCAATACCGGCGCCTGCTGCCCGACATTCCCACCGCCAGCTTCGCCACCGAAATTCCCTGGTTTCCGAACCAGGAATATCTCATCTTCGCGCTCACCGCGAAGCTGTGCCTGCTGACCGATGACACGCGGATGGCGGATTTCGAGGCGCTGGCCGCCACCAAGCTCGAAAACTTCATGAAGCTGACAAACGATGACGAGGGTCGGGCCAAGCGCGTGACGCTGGACAGCCGGCGCTTCGGCAGCAATTACGGGCAGCTAAAAAACACAAAATCCATCGGGTGGTGAGCAGTGGCCATCCGAAACAGCAAGGTCCTGAACTGGAAGCCCTCCGGCGTCACTGACACGCTCGACAGCAGCAACACCGGCCTGAACAGCATGGTCGCGCTGCAGAACCTAATCCCGGATCCCACCACCAAATCTGTGTTCGTGCCGCGGCCCGCGTCCATCCAGATCAAGGGCCTGAGCTCGACCTACGGCGCGGTGACGGTGTTCCTGATCCTGGGCGACGTGCTTTATGGCATGGTCTCGCAGAACGGCTTTGATCAGCCATTCATCTACAACCTGCTTACCCAGACCTTCTCCACTCCCTCCGGCGTGACCGGTAGCAACCTGCCCTACACCCAGCCGGTTGTGGGCGACTGGACGGTGCCGACGATGGCGACCATCGGCGCCTATGTCCTGGTGACGCATCCTGGCTTCCAGGGGCCCGCAAACGGCTATTTCGGGTGGTTCGATCTAACCAAGCCGTCTGCACCGGTTTGGCACTCCGGAAATACCACCGGAAACCTGCTGATCGCTCCTCCGACCGCGGTCTCAATCTACGGCGGCCGGGCCTATTACGCGGTGGGCAACGCGGTGCAGGCGAGCGATGTGTTCTTTCCGCTTCAGCAGACAAATGCCGGCCAAGTTCTCACCTTCGGAGACAGCACGCCCATCACCGCGCTTGAAGGGCTCCCGCTGAACAACGTCCAAGGCGGCATCATCCAGTCGCTCATGGTGTTCAAGGGCATATCAAACATTTACCAAGTCACCGGCGACTACACCGGAGTTCCTGCACCCTGGGCGGCAAACGCCCTTAATGTGGCCACCGGCACGCTCGCGCCAAACACCGTGACGGCCACTCCGAAGGGCCTGGCTTTTGTCGCTCCGGACGGCGTGCGCATCATCGACTTTTCCTCAAACGTCAGCGATCCTATCGGGAACTATGGGATGGGCATTTGCCTGCCGTTCCAAAATGCGGTGTATCCGTCTCGCATGTGTGCGGCCTTCAACATGCAAACGTTGCGCGTAGCGGTACAGCAGAAGTCCGCGGTTCTACAATCGACAATCGAATATTGGTATAACTTCAGCTTGGGCGCGTGGAGCGGGCCGCACACGATCCCGTCCGTCTTCATGCTGCCCTACAAGAACACCTTCATCTGTTCCATGGCGCTGCCTTCATGACGGGGCAACTTACGCAATTGACCATTGTGCCGTTCTTTCAAGGCGTGTCTCCGCCTTACGGCGGGGCAAGCAACGGCGGGCCTGGTGGCGGACAGTGGTTTTCATACACGGAAGTAGATCAGACCTATGCAACGCCGCCGTGGGCCGCAACCGACACCGGAATAAATGTCGGTTTTCAGTATAACAACGCAATGCATATGCCGCCTATATCGGATTTCGAATATCACTATTCGTATGCTCGGCAAAGCTACAAAGGATTGCCGGCAGGCACGTCTTCGCATGTGCTTTTCTCTTGGAATTATAATATAAGCGCACCGCTGACGACGCCGACATTTAGCGTATCTATTTCCCCTTCCGCAGGCTCCCAGGGGAACGTTCTCTACGACATGCGGATGAACCGAGATATTACCAACGCATACTCCGTTGGAGCCGCGATATACGATACGCCGGTTGGACCGGTGCAAATCGCAGTCCCACAAGTCGGGTCAGTGCAGCTTGCAATAAATTACGATTCTGTCGCAAACAAAGTCTATTCCGTCCTTACAATAAATGGCGCACTCGTCTATCAAGACGCGCCTATAAATGCTTCTGGAACTGGCTTACCTTTCAATAATTCCGGCGCGAACCCGTGCGTGGAATTTGTCGCCAGCAACGGCGGTCCAGCAGGCGGCATGAACCCTGCTGTGGTCATAACCAACGTACAGGTCTTTGACGCAACCCCTCCGGTCTACATCACGCTGGGCACCATCACTGCAACTCGCCTCGTCGCGCCCTCGATCGGCGGCCTGGACGGGGAGTCGCCGAACGCCACCGGTCTAGATTACATGTTGGACACCGGCGCGTGGACCACTGGCGTTGCAAGCTTCGCCGCGGCGACCTCAAACGGCGGATCCTGGACCGGCCTCGGCCCAGCTGCCGACTCTGGAACGCACACGCTCACCGTGCGCAACACGGCGGTGCCGGCCATCGTCAGCAACTCCGTGACCTACTCGATCGCGGGCACCCCGAGCAGCATCACACTCGGGACTATTGCGGGAGTGGTGGCAAACATCCCGTTCTCCATCGGTGGGATTGATTACGAGGACACGCCGGCCGCCGCGCTGGACTACCAGCTCGACAGCGGCACATGGACGACCTCGGGCGTCGGCAGTTTCGCTGCCGCCTCGGCGCGCGGCTCACTTTGGTCCGGGCAGGCCCCGGCGGTGGGCGTCGGAACTCATACTCTGGCCGTACGGAACCATTCGGCCACCGGCATCGTCAGCAACACGCAAACGTTCCTTGTGGGCACGCCCAAGGCGCCGTTCCAGGGGCTGTTCCAGTCCAACGTGATCCCAGGCTCCACCGACACTTTCACCGAATTCGGCAACCCGATGCTGTGGAACTATCAAACCTCGCTCGGGCCAGATAACGGGGAGATCGCTGAAAATGCGATGATCCTGACGACGCTGGAGATGGCGTTCATCGGCGCCAGCCCAGCCGTGGCGGTGACGTTCAACGACAGCAGCGGCACCCTGCTCGAATCGGCTTCCGTCACGCCGAGCGGCCTTGTGTCGGTGTGGGATACGATGATCTGGGATGTCGGCGTGTGGGATGGCACTTCCCAGCCGCTATCGCCTTACGAGATCGCGTGGCCCGGCCCGGTGGTGTTCAAGCAAGGCTTCTTCCAGGCGAGCGGCACGTCCAGCCAGGGCTTCAGGATCAGCAACACGTATCTGCAGTATCAGGTGCTGGGCTACGTCCAGCAGTATCCCTCGGGAGTCCAGTGACATGACCGCAGGCGTTCCATATCAGTTTTCGCCGGGCCAGGTGGCAGCATCCGCTCAGGTGAACGCAAACTTTGCGGCGCTGGTCTCCTATCTGAACGGCCTGACGATCCCCACGACGCCGGTCACCATCGCCAATGGCGGCACTGGCTCCACCACGGCGCAGGCGGCGCTCCAAGCCCTTGGATTGGCCGTGGGCAGCATCATTCCTTGCACGGCCAGCATCAGCGGCCAGACGGTCAATCTGACAGGCTCCGCAGGCTCCCCCCAGGTCCAAACGTATCAGACCGGGACCACCTACTGTTTTTTCATGCCGAGCGGCCTGAGCGGCGTCTCCACTGCGATCCTGATCAAGGACGTGACCAATTCTGGATCCGGTTTGTCCGCGTTGTCGCTTTACGACTCGCCGGGATATTCCAACACTCAAACCCTCGGCGCGGGCCAGTTCTGCATGGTCAGCTTTTCGCAGGCGGCCAATGCTTTTGTGCTGGTGAACACGCCGCCGCCGGTTGCTGCAGCACTAACGGCGCGGTTTGCGCAGTTCCTTTCCACGGCCACATGGACGGCGCCGGCCGGAGTGACGAACGTCTATGCCACGATGTGCGGCGGCGGCGGCGGCGGCGGCGCATGTGCCGCAAGCACCGATGCCGGCGGGGGTGGTGGGGGCGGCGCGGCTGCGTACAAGAAACTCCTGATCAATGTGACCCCAGGCGCCGTCTATACGATCAATGTCGGGTTGGCCGGAACTGGAGGAAGCGCTGGGCCGGGCGGGACGGGCGGAACAAGCTCCATCATCTCGGCCACCCTAGTGACCCTGGCGAGTTGTGCCGGCGGGGCCGGCGGCGCCTACGGCAACAACGCCTCGCCATCTACCGGCGGCGCGGCTGGTGGCATTGGCGGACTGCCTGGAACCCAAGGGTTCTACTTCTCCGGCCCGCCTGCGCTCGCAAGCGGCAGCGGCGGCGGGTGCCTGTTGGGTGCCGGCGCGCCATCCCTGTCATCGGGAGGAGCAACCACGAACAATGGCATCACCCCAGGCGAATACGGCGGCGGCGGGTCCGGTGGGGCCGGAGGAGGAACCAGCGGCGGCGCCGGCGGCCCCGGATATGTGTTGCTGGAGTGGTGAGATGACCCTTCGGACGATTTGGTTGAGCGACACGCGATGGGCCGAAGTCGGCAGCGCAATTTCGCTGATCGGCTGGTTCATCATCAATTCCACGATGCAGGACGGCCTCAGCTACAACAGCTTCGGGCCGCTGCTTCAGCTTGCGCCGGCGATGTTCTGGGAAAACGTGTGCCTGGCCGTTGGCCTGTTCCAGCTTTTTGCAGTCACGGTGGACGTGCGACCGATCCGCGGCGGGGCTGCGATTTTGGCTGCGCTCACGTCCGGAGAAATGGGCTGGGCAATGATATTTTCTATCGGCGGACCACATGGCGCCATGGCATTTTATGGGGTGAGCGCGGCGCTGAATTTGGTGTCCGTTTGGAAATTCATTCGGAAGCACGGGGGCTTAATTTGACGTGGCGGATAATCCATCGGCTGGTCTTTGGACGACGGTAGCAAATGGTTTTGGACTGCTGAGCGTAATGGCGTGGGCTATTTTCAAGAACTCCAAGGATCTGAGCAAAAGCAAGTCGGCCGCCGGCGGCGATGAGGTCCGCGCCAATCTCGACCGCAGCCTGGAGTCAACGCTGGACCGCTACGAACGCAGAATTAATGAAGCGGAGGCGCGTGCGGAGTTATGGGAGCGCCGCGCGCGGCGGGTGGATGAATGGGCGCACGATTACCGTCATGATCTGTGCAACATCGCTGCGAAATATGGCGAGCATTTGACGATACCACCCGTTCCTAAGCTTGAAGACCCATTCTAGGAACGCGGCCCTAAAAAGGAAGAAACCCCTTCTAAATAGGAAGGAAACGGTGATATAGCGGCATCTCTCCTTAGGGGCTGATGAGATGGACAACACCGCCCACGCGACCCTGATCGACGCCATCGTGGGCGCGTTGCCGCTGTTCAACCTGGCCGTGAATGCGCTGCTGGTTCTTCTGCATGTGCAGAACAGGCAGAAAATCAATGATGCGCTGCCGCAGGTGGAGGCTATCGGCGTCCAGCTTGCTCACACCGCAGAAGCAACCAGCACTACCCTGACGCCAGGCGTAGTCACGGCCCCCAAAACATAAGGAAACCATTCCATGCGTAGGATCATCATCGCTCTGCCCATCTTCGCGCTGACGGCCTGTTCTGCCACGCAACAGGCCACAGTCCTTGGAGATGCGCAGACCGCCATCAGCGCTGCAAACACCGCGCTGACCGACTACGGCATCGCCAAGGGCATCGCGCTCGCCGCCGAAGCCGCAGACCCTGCGCTGGCGCCGGCCATCTCCGCCGCGCTGCTGGTGAGCGATAGCTACGTGGCCAAACTCCAGGCCGCCGTGAACGCCTCAACGCTAGACCTCGCCGCCATCACCACGCTGGTGGGCCAGATCAACGCGCAGGCGCTGGCGATCACGCAGCAGGGCGCGCCCGTCATCAAGGTGGTGCCCTCCACCACCACAGGAGCCAAGCCATGAAGGATGTGGGCGCCGACAAGGGCATGGGCGGCAACGGCAAGGTTGCGCCCGATGACGCATCCACTCGCAACCTGCCAAAGGCGAGCGTGAACAGCGAAACGACGCGCAAGGACACGCCGGCCTATCAGCAGCCCCCCGGCCCGCGAAACTGCTGACATGCCCCTGACCTATGGGTGGGAACCGCTCCTAGGTTTGCTCGCCAATGACCGGCTCGGCGAGCTGGTCAAGGCGCATTGGGCAGAGATTGCGCTCGACACCGACAAGGTGCCGCTAGCGGTCAACTGGAAGCTCTACCTGGCGCGTGAGGAGCAAGGCACATGGCGGGCGTTTGTAGCGAGGCGAGACGGGAAGCTCGCAGGCTATATCGGGTTTCATTTCCACCGGCCCGATCGTTACCAATCGACGCTGTACATCCAGGAAGACACGATCTGGGTGGTGCCGGAGGAAAAGAACCGCGGCTTAGTTTGGGCATCTCTCTGGAAGCACGCGCTTTCGGCATTGCCCCGCCCGGCAAAGGTTCAAGGAAAGGTACGTCTGAAGGATAGCGAGGCGCGCGCCGGCCGGATCCTCGAACGCCTTGGCCTGCCAGCAGTGGAAATGCTGCACAGCGCGTATCTGGAGTGATCAGCCATGGGTAGCCCTACCGTTCCGACTGCGCCGAACTATTCGAATTTCGGACAGGCCAACAACACCTTCGGCAGCAACCTCAGCGGCATTTCCGGCGCGGCATCGCAGGGCGCCGGCTACACGAACAACATCCTGAACAACCAGTATGCGGGCGGATATCAGAGCGCGGCGAACCAAGCCGGCGGGCTATTCGGCCAGCTTGGCAGCCAGGCCAGCGGCGCAAGCTCGGCGCTCTACGGCGCAGGCAACCAGGCGCTCGGCGCGGGCAGCTCCATCCTGAACACCGCCTTCGACCCGCAGAACGCGCTGTATGCCCGGACGCAGCAACAGCAGCAGGACCAGACCAACGCGCAACTGGCGTCCACCGGCGTGGGTGCCACGCCATACGGCGCGAGCGTGGCCGCGCAGAACAACAGCAATTTCAACATTGATTGGCAGAACAACGAATTGCAGCGCCAGATCGCGGGCGCAGGCGCATACGGCCAACTGAACAACACGGCCAACCAGGATTTTGCCGGCGGGGCTTCGCAGGGGCAGGGCGGCGCCGATGCGACTCTGGCATCGGGGCAGCTTCCCTACAGCACGTCCAACGCGATCAACCAGGCGAACATCGGCGCGCTCGGCAATCAGCAGGCGCTCTATGGGAATGCCACGAACGCGTCTGACCAGTATCTCGGCCTGTCGAACCAAGGCTACCAGAACCAGCTTGCGCAGTACAATGCGCAGAACGCGCAGAACCAAGGGATGTTTGGCGGCATCGGGTCATTGCTCGGGGACGCGTTGGGCGGGTTTGGCAGCTTCGGCGGGTTGTTTGGTGGCGGGATTTCTCAACTTACCTCCCTGTTCGGTGGTGGTGGCGTAGGAAATGCCTTCTCGGGCGACGGCGCCGCTTCAGATGGCGGCGGGTGGCAGTAAGCCATGAGCATCGGGGCATTTCTGGGCAATCTCGGCACCGTGCTGGACACAGCGCAAAGCCAGATGAAGCGCCAGCAGGAAGTGAAGATGAAGCAGATCGAGTTCCAGCACGCCCAGCAGGCGGCGCAGCTGGGAGCGATTGCGGATAAGATCGACATGGCCGCGCAGCTTCATCAGGCCGGCGGTGGCGATCAGCAGCCCCCTGGCCCCTACAGCGTGTCGCAGGGGTTCGGGGGCGGGCAGAGCGGCGGTGGCGCGCCGATGGCAGGCGGTGGCGCACCGGGCGGCCCAGGCCCACTTCCAGGGGCGCAGCGGATGGCACCGCCGCCCGGCCCGCCGCAGCAGCCGCAGCAAATGATGCCCGGCCAGCAAGTCCGGCCACAGAACCCGCAGATGCAGGGGGGGATGTCGCCGGGTGGAGGCGGTGGCGTTTCGCCGCAACAGCCGGGCCTCGGCGACTTTCAGCCCACCACGTTCAACGATGTGGTTCAGCAGATGCGCGCCGTAGCCCCGCCGGGCACCCCGCCGCAGGCGATCCTGATGGCCGCCCGCAATGCCTGGCCGCAAATCCAGCAGGCGAACAAGGACAAGCTGGAAGTCTTCAAGGCCCAGCAGGCCGCCGACGATCGCAAGGACACGAGGCTGGACCGTGAGCAGTTCCACGCTGACACGGAGGCCGACAGGCAGGCCACCCGCGCGCTGAGCGCGCAGGAACACGCCGACTCACTGGCGATGCGCCGCGAGGCTTTGGCGCTTCAGGCCGGTAAGGGCCAGATCTTCCAAAAGCCGGATGGCAGCCTTGTGCGCGTCACCGAGGATGGCCGTTCGGTGCCGATCAAGGACAGCGTTGGTCTCACGAAGCCGGGCGCGGGCGGCGGCGGCGGAGCGCTGGACAAGGACACGCTGAAGGAGATGGCCGGCCAGTATCTCGCCGGCGACAAGAGCGTGATGCAGAACATTGGCCGCGGCACCCAGGGCGCGGCCAACATTGTGGCGTTGCGGAAGGAAATCACCGCGCAGGCAAAAGCGGCCGGCCTAAGCCCCACCGACATCGCCACGAAGATGGCTGAGTTCAGCGGCCTCACCGCCGGGGAGCGCACTCTGGGCACGCGTTCGGCAAACATGGGCATGGCGGTGGATGAGGCGAAGCGCGTCATTCCGCTCGCGCTGGCCGCGTCCGAAGCGTTCCCGCGCACGCAGTTCGTCCCGCTCAACAAGGCCATTGCCGCGGTGCAGTCGGGATCGGGTGATCCGGCGGTGTCCCGCTTCGTGGCGGCAAACACGTCCCTGGTGAACGTTTACGCCCGCGCCATGAGCCCCACCGGAACGCCGACCGTTAGCGACAAGGACCACGCGCGCGAGATGCTGTCCGTTGCGCAGACCAAGGAGCAATATCGGGCCGTCATCGATCAGATGCAGCAGGAAATGGACGCCGCGGGCAAAGCCCCCGGTGACGTGAAGGTGGAGCTCAGCGGCGGCACCGGTGGCGGGCAGGGTCAGATGCAGCCGGTGGCCGGCGCTGAGGTTCCCACCGCCGTCAACCCGCAGACAGGCCAGAAGCTCTTTCTGAGGAACGGCCAATGGACCCCGCAGTAGGCGGCCTCCCTCCGCTGCCTGCTGGATTCGTGCTGCAACCTCAACCGCAGCAGGGCCAGGCACAGCCTGCCGGACACCCGCCTCTGCCGCCCGGGTTCGTTCTGCAGAAGCCGCCAGCAGCAGCGCCGCAGGAAAGCTCCCTGGTCTCGGCCGCGAAGGGTGTGGGCGCCGGCGCGGCCGGGATGGTGTTCGGCGGCGAGCAACTGGCCGGCCGGGGACTCAAGGCGGTGGGCGGCCTGTTCGGCGGCAACAACGCTCTCACGCGCGCCGGCGGCGCCATGTCCGACGAAGGCGAATTGGCCAACAAGGCGATCCAGGCCGCCATGAAACCCAGCTACGCGCAGCACCCGATTGCGGCGACCGCGGGCGACTTCGCCGGATCGTTCATCGGGCCAGGCCGGATCGCAAAAAGCATTGAGGAAGGCCTGGGGCTGGCGAAAGTCGGAAAGGCGGCCAGCACCGGCGCGAAAGTCGGCAAAGCCCTGGTGAAGCCGGCGGCGGCGGGCGCTGCGGCCGGTGCACTGACGCCCGTGGATGCCGGCCAGGACTTTTGGAAGCACAAGGCCGAGCAGGTTGCGGCCGGCGCCGGCGTGGGGGCCGGGTTTGGCTCGGTAAGCGCCGCGCTGGAAGTGAAATCCGCACTGGCGGCGGCAAGCGCTGCAAACCGCCTCACGCCCTCGCGCAAAATCCTTTTGGATGCCGGCGTGCGGCTTACTCCTGGCCAGCTTGGCGGCACCTACGCGAACAAGGCCGAGCAAAAAGCCATGTCCACACCGATCATCGGCGACGTCATCCACAACGCCCGGGTGAGCGCGGTTTCTGATTTTCAGCTTGCGACCATCAACAAGGCGCTCGCGCCGCTTGGTGTGAAACTCCCGCCGAACACCAAACCCGGCTACGAGGCGGTGCAGTATGCCGCGCAGAAAGTGAGCCAGGCATACGAGTCCGTGCTGCCGCGCATGGCCTTCAATCCCGACATGCAGATCGCCAAAAAGATCAGTTCAATCCGGAAGGATTACAGCACGCTGCCACAGCGCGAACTCGCGCAGTTCGATGCTTTCGTTTCCGAGAAAATGCAGAAGCGCATCCTGCCCGGCGGCGGCATGTCTGGCCGCACGATGAACATGATCGACCAGGACCTTGGCACGCACGCGCGGCAGTTCAGCGCGTCCATGGACCCTAACCAGAAGATGCTTGGCCGCGCGTTCACCGAACTCCAAGGAGCATTCCGCGACAACATCGAGCGCGTGAACCCTGCCTTTGCGCCGGAGCTTCAGAAGGCCAGGAAGGCGGCCGCGCTGATGATGGCCGTGGAGAAGGCTGCCGGAAATCCTAAGGCGCTCGGAAATTTCACGCCGTCCATGCTGCTGTCGGCAATCAAATCCATGGACAGCAGCTCGCGCAAAGCGGGCTTCAGCCGCGGCGGATCGGACTTCCAGGAGTGGGCGGCGGCCGGCCAGGAACACCTTGGCGCAACCGTTCCCGACAGCGGCACGGCGGGGCGCATGAAGACGACAATTCCGGAGGCCATCAAAGGCGCGCTGCTGACCGCGCCTTACCTCGCCGCGGCCCGCGCCGCGCGCTCCGGCATCCAGAACCCAGGCGCCGCATCCGGTGGCGTGGGCAGCTTCCTCAGCCGGGTTGCGCCAGGCGCCGCAGTGGCGGCCGGGACAGGCGAGCAGTGACCGGCCCGAACGACACCCTCGACGTGGCCGTGAACTCGCCCGTGGACCCGTCCCCGATCCATGAAGAGGACGAGGACGAGGACCCCACAGACCAGCCGGAAGAAGCGCCAGACACAGAGGACGACGACGAGTGAGAATTCTCTGTATCGACCCGCAAGCCAACGGCCTTGACTGGCTCCTGCGCTGCAAAGCCGCCGGCCATGACGTTCTCTGGTACGTCCCTGCCAAGCCCCGCCTCATCCCCATCGGCAAGGGTATGATCGAGCGCGTGGCGGATTGGCGCGCCTGGGTGCGCTGGGCGGACATGATCTTCTGCACCGACAACACGATGTTCCTTCGCGAACTAGACATGATCCGCGCCCAGCCGAAGCCGCCGGCCATCATCGGCGCCACCTTCGACACGGGGGAATGGGAACTCGACCGGGACCGTGGCATGTCCATGTTCCGGCGCAAGGGCATCGCCGTCGCTCCGTCGAAATCCTTCAACGATTATGATGCAGCAATCGCCTACGTGAAAAAGCAGGATAAGGCGTTCGTTTCAAAGCCCAGCGGAGATGCGGACAAGGCGCTTTCCTATGTGGGCAAAACGCCGGAAGACCTGATATACATGCTCGAGCGGTGGAAGTCTCTCGGCAAACTGAAATCACCGTTTATCCTACAGGAGAAAATCAGTGGGACAGAAATGGCGGTGGGAGTATGGTGTGGGCCTGGTGGCTTTAACCGAGGATGGTGCGAAAACTTCGAGTTCAAGAAACTCTGTGACGGGGATCGTGGCCCCAACACCGGAGAGCAGGGAACGATCCTTCGATATGTCGCAGAGTCCAAGCTCGCGGACCTCATTCTCGCGCCTTTTGAATCAGACCTCGCGCGAGCTGGCTACGTCGGATACATAGATGTTAATTGCATCATTGATGACGCCGGAACTCCCTGGCCTCTCGAATTCACGATGCGTCCAGGCTGGCCCACCTTCAATATCCAGCAGGCCTTGCACAAAGGTGACCCTGCGACCTGGCTGATGGACATCGCGCAAGGCCGCGACAGCAAGCCGTTTGACATGGACACGATTGCCGCCGGCGTCGTGCTATCGATCCCCGATTATCCGTACAACAAATTCCCGATCCAAGACGTGCTGGGTATTCCGGTTTATGGCCTGACGCCGGAAGTGCGTCGGTCAATCCATCCTTGCGAGATGGCTCTGGGATCGGCGCCGCGGCGGATGGGGCAGGTGATCCTCAACAGCCCAATAGAAGTCACGGCCGGCACCTACATCCTGGTGGCATCGGGCACGGGGGCCACGGTGGAGGAAGCAAAGCGGCACGCGTATCAGATCCTTGCGCGCGTCAGCCTGCCGAACAGCCCCATGTATCGAACGGACATTGGGCAGAAGCTGAAATGGCAGTTGCCCGGCATTCAGGCGATGGGCTACGCGGAAGGGATCGAATACGCGGCGTGAGGCGCAGTATAAGGCGCTGGCCCAGGCGGCAGTGCTGGCTTACGGGGAGGTCAACCCGCTAAGATGACGAACCAGGCGACCTACTGGTTGAACGGCCAGATGCGCCTTGCCTGCATTTCCGCCATTGACGCGGCAAACTGCGGCATGTCCTCCATTGTGCAGGTCACGTGAAACTTCTTTTCCGATGGCATGTCGATCATGCGCACCTGAAGGTCAGTAAATGGTTTTCCACATTTGGCGCAGACCTCGACTGTGGTTTTGTTATCGCCCGTCATCGAGCAAATCCTTAGCATGCGCCTCGGCGCTCCAGGGCCACGGCTCTACCACCACATCCATGCTCTCGGCGGTAATGCCATCTGCAACGAGCGACGGATCATTCTCAATCAGCTTGGCCACGGCTGCACGGTGCTTTGTCGCCATTGCCTCGGCCGCCTCTTTGCTGGATGCCGCATGCAGGTCATCCGGGCCGACGTATCGGATGCACCATAGTGGTTCGGTGGTTTTGTTCATCAGGTTGCCTCCTTCTCAGCTTCGCGCTTGAGCCGCCAGAACCCAGTGTTGTCAGATCCGGATGTCTTGTGTTCGCCGCAAACGTCCGTTGCCATGGTGGGCGGCCATACTCGG